CCCGATTTGTAAAGTTACATTCCCGCCTTTTAGTTTTAAATCTACAGTTCCATCGGTATCGTTATAATACATTGAACCCGCAGCTGTTGGTATGTTAGTTGGCGTATTATCAAACTCAATATTGCCAGTTAACAATCCAAACTCGCCTAAATTAACATCTTCTGTAGCACCTGTATAAGGCACTAAAGTAGAAACATCAGGTATATCAGTTGTTAAAGCTATTGTGCCATCAGCATCTTGTAGTAAAAAATTTCTATCGTCAGTTAATAATGATGCATCTAATTTTGCTATATTATCATCAGCATTTATAAACGATAAAGAACTACCTGATTTATTTGCATTAAAAACTTCTTGTGTTGTATCATTTTTAAAAGATAATCCTGAATCTGACCAATTTAAATAACCATAATTTGCATCATCATTATTATATAAACCTAATGAATTAACTTCTATATCAGTAGTTGATTGATTACCTGCATTAGTTACCTGTTGTAAAGTTGGTATAATACCAATATTTACTAAAATCCAAACAGCAGCGCCCTCAGTTGCATCCGTACATTCGTAAGTGTCGCCATTATCTAAAGTCCATCTTGAACCAACTTTAAATCTTAATGTAACATCAAAATTAATATCAGGAATTAAATCAAAACCATTAGTTGTATTTCTAATTAACCCATTCGAATCAAAAACGTGTCTAAATCCACTTTGCCACATATCTTCATAACCAATCCCGCATATTCTTGAAATACCACCATCGGCACCAAAATCATACGTTCCTTTTTTTAGCGTTGAAGCATTATCTAAAACAATAGCATCGGTGCCATTTAAATTTATATTATTGCCATTAGTTGAATTGCCTTCAATTAAAACGCCTTCTAAAGTTGGGTTATTTATAACAGGATTTGCGGGATCAGTATTATCAACTAAATCACCTGTTACACTTTCAACAGCACTTGCAGGGATATCTTCTAAGGTTATAAACGGATGTACCCCATCTTCACCATCGTTAATTAAATCCGATGTTTTAACGGGTTGTGTTTCGCCTATAGTAATATTAACCTGCTCAGTTGTTTCATCAACTGTAATGTTAACCGCCTCGTTACTATCTTCAATAGTGATGTTAATTATTTCTTCTGGCATTAGTCGGTTACGTTTTGAATTACATTAAAAGTCCCACCGAAATAGCTTTTTACTTTGCCACTTTGATAGGTAAATTTACAATCATAATATATAGTTCCTATTTGAAAATCTACTATAAAATCATCAATAATAAACGTGCTGCTATCAACTACCGTTATGCCATCCCCTTCGGTGCAATCCCGTAACAATTTACCTTGCTTTTGTTCTTTGCGAAATTGAACGTGTAATGTTATGTTTGTTAAATCAACATCTATTGTTACTGTTTTAGCTCCAAATGAATTTGATTTAATTACGTCTAAAAAATTTACTGTTGTTGCCATTATGGATATACTCGTATTTCGATTGATGCTAACTCTATATTGTCAATAGCTGTTGTATTGTCATTTGAATATTGATATAAATAAACAAAACCTGGACTAGTACCAAAAAAAGTAAGATTATATCTTAAGCCACTTCCTACAGTTTGTGGTTTTGCTAACCATACCTTTGAAGTAACAGGAAAAGCACCTGCTAAAGCACCTTGATATTGACCTACACCCGTGCGTGTCCAAACAATATTACCTATAGTATTCTCAAATACTAAAGCACTAGGCGCTCCAGTTCCTGTTTGATTAAGGTTGCAAACGTATTTTAAATAAGCACTATTTGCATCGTAAAGCTCAGTAAAATTAGCATTTGCCTTAACTTGCGAAGCCCTTAACGTGTCACCTGTGCCATCATTTGCGCTTGTCCCTACATTTATTATCTGTTTCGCCATTTTTCTTTTTTAAATAAATTTCTAATTTCTTTAATAACTGTCCGTTAGGTCTCCGCTGTCGTTTGCCTTCCATGTATCTTGAGTTGTTTCTGTTCTATAACCAATAAAATCAAAGCCAAAACCGCTGTTTCTAAATTGCGGGTTAACAATATTCTCATAATGCCATTGATATTCAGGCAAATTTACCTTTAATAACCATCTTAAACAACGCTCAACGTACATTTCTACTTTTAACCTTTGATGATTAACTAACATATCAATATCAGTTTGATCTACAGGTGTGCCATTTGCAGGCGTATGTTTGTAGATTCCCCCGTTTGATATTTGATAACCACCGATTATAAGGTATTCTACAGCGCTTTGATGAATTAAAATTGGTTTTACAAAGTCATTGTACAAAATTAAATAATTATCCGTTAATTCCTCATCTAAATAGTCTGTTTCTATTTTGTTATATAACGTGTCACCTAAAATTTCTTTTAGCTTACTATTTTGCGCATCTTCAATACAAAACTTATAACGATCAATATCTATATTGCCGCCTAATGGAGTTGCATTTGTTAAATCTTCATATTCAATTAAGTACGCCATAATTTAATTTAAAAAGCCGTTGTTAGGCATGTTGTTAGGTTTGATTGTAGATAATGGCTCGCCACTTGTAGGTATTTCAGTTTGAATGCCTTGAGCTTTTAAATCACTAATTAACTTTTGAGCATCAGAAACTGTAATATAATTGTTACCTTTTTTCAAATATACTTTTCTTAAAAAATAATGATTGCATCGAGCACCGCCTTTATATTTTAATATATCATAAGTGTCAGTTCCTTCAGGACCAAAACCAGGATTAACAGATTGGCTACTTGCCAAATCAATATCTTCTTTTCTATATACCCTACCTGCATTTATCATTTTTTGGCAAAATTCTCTTTGCGGTTTTAAACTGCCAGCGTATTCAAATCTTACTTTAAAATATTCATTATCTATTGAACTTGGGGCTAAAGGAATGTTTGAAATTACGGTTGCTAAATTTAATGATGTTTCTGATAAATTAATAGAATGTTCATTGTATTCTTCTTCATCGATTAATTCCCATTCATCGCTTATAATTTCGCCTAAATTAATTAAAGCATCTGCAATTATTGGATCAGTATCTTTATTGTCACTTTTTAAGTTAGTTTTTTCTTCTATTGTTGGCTGCACTATTTGTCTTAAAGGTATAAAATCTAAATCAATAGTAATTCCACTATCACTAAATAATTCCATTAAACAGTCTAATATCGTTTCCTTCATAGGAGTTATAACATTTATCGATAGTTCGTTAAATGCGCTTTCCATTTCATTAGCATTGTTACCCATTCCTGTATTATCCTTAATCCCAAATAATATAGGCGATGTAACTTTGTGCGAAATAAGTAACTTTTGCGTAGCTTCTTTAGTTAAAAACTCATATTGTTGATGCGCATCGCTAACTTCTAAAGCCGTTACATCGATTCCTGTTTCTTTGCCATTGTTCCAATTTATTAAAGCAACGCCAGCGTTAATTGATCCCTGACCTTCACGTTTAATAATATCCTTCATTGTACGCTTAACCTCAGGCGATGGTTCCCCTTGATTCATATTAAATATATGCCCGAAGCTTAAACCATTTTTAATATGGTTAATACAATAGTTTGCTATTTCTTCTTCAAGCTCAGCGTATGGTAAACCCGCCATGTAAACTGGATCCGTGAAATACGTTTTACCAACTTGATAGCTGTTAATTATATAAATATAACTGCCATTTTTCTTTTTATCATAAGTGAATGCAGGTATTGGAACGGGCTTATATTTTCTTGGCTCATTAAAATCTAATGAATACCAATAAGTATCAATATCCCCTTCTTCATTCATTTTGTTAGGTAAAATTTGATTTTTAGGAACGTGTTTAATTCGATCCAAAGAACCATTTTTATAAATCACTTCCATTGATGCCTCGCTAAACAAAGCGTAATCCTGACAAATATTTTTTAAATCCTTTTTAGATAGCTTTTGCATAACCATTGCAAACTGTAATGGCTTTTGACTTTGTTGTGTACTCATTAAACCTTTGCCATAAATGAATTTGGCATAGCTATCTATAATGGCACGATTTGTTGGGCTTCCGTTGTAGCGGTCAATTATATAGGTATAGAATGAATTTTTAGCTCCATTCATTACGAAATCATTTGTCATTGATTCCTTAACCACAGGGCGCACATAATTTGCGAGCTGTATAATTTCTAAAGATTGTTTATTTTCCTTCATATATATTAAACGAAAAAAGCGCAAAATGTAACACTTTGCGCTTTTAAAAAAATAATAATCAACCTTATGGTTCTACATTATTTGCACTTACTAAAGCATCTAATGCTGTTATTGCACCACTACTTAAGAATGGGCTAAATTTAGTATCAGTAGCTTCCAATGTTAATTTGTAACCACCATCATCTGTAGATTTAGTTGAAGTAGAAGCATCTAATCCTGTATCAATTCCTACAGCATATACGTTACCGTTATAATCATGTACGAATGCAACAACTGTAGAATATATTAATGCTAATAATTCAACTTCACTTGCTTTAGTTATTTTTTGTAATAACAAGCTTAAAACTTGTTTAACATCAACTGTTCTTTTTTCCATATCAGTTGTAGAAGTTTCAACTAAACTATTGCCAGTCGCTTTAACTTCATAACGATATACATCTTCTAACCATGCAGGTAAAGTTGTAATTTCTTGATCCGCAACTGTAAATCCTGTTGAATCATAAACAGCAAAATCTACAAGTTTAATCCCAATTCTATTATCTTTACATGGCAATTTACGCCCTTTTGTAATTATATCACAAGCCATTTTTTATCTGTTTTAAAAAACCCCTAAATTAATAGGGGTTTATATTAATATTAACCTCCGTAAAGAACTCCTTTTGCAGATTGACCTACATTTGCAGCCAATGTATAGATTGAACGAACAAATTGAGTATCGCCATCGTTAACCAATTTACCTATTTCGAATCTGTTAACATCATCTAACAAGTCAGTATTCCAAGATACAGCCGCTTTTCTTTGAGCGTAAGCCATTAAGTTGTTTGGAGTTGGGCAAAACAATACTTCAACACCATTGTAGTAACATTTGCTATCATTAGCAGCACTTTCAAATAAGAAGTTAATTTGTTGAGCAGCACCTACAGCGTTGTTAGCTATTCTTGCTAATTGTTTCCAAGCTCTTGGAGCGTAAACAACAACAGGGCTAACAGTATCAGCCAATAATTCAGCAGGGATTGCAGCATAAATAAGCGCAAATTGTGAAGCGATGTTAGCAGCAGTTACTGTAGTTCCTGCAACTTTAATATAAGATCCTAAAGCAGCTTGATCGTAAAGAACTTTAGCAAAAACACCATCAACTTGACCTGCGGTTAAAGCAGCTACAGCCGTTTGAGTTGCAGCAGTTATTGAACCTTGAGCACTACCTGGAGTTAAAGCAGCGATTGCTGTTTTAGTTGCTGAAGTAATACCACCCCAAAAGATTGATTCAGCATCTTGAGATACGTTTGGCCCTACCATAGCTAATACAGTTGAAGCAAACTCATCTGATTCAATGTTAAAAGCGCCAGGAGCCATTGTACGATTGAAACGTGCAGCTCTTAAAGATTCTTGTAAAAATGTTTGTTTGTACTCTAATTTTGTAGGAGTAATAATTCTTTCATTGATGTTAATTGATCCACTTGATGAAAGTGCAGCACCTGTATAAAGTTGTGCTGTTACATCAACACCTGCTTCGGTAAAAATAGTACCCGCTTTGATGTCGGTGTTAAATGTTACATATCCATCCGCAATGGTTTTATTTGCGAATAATACTTCTTCTAGGATAGGTTCTACTGCCTTACCACGAATGTCTACTGTTGTTCCAGTTATTGCCATTTTTTAAATTTTTTTTTATTAGTTATTTTTTAATGCTCTATGCTTTTCCAAACTTGTCATTTCATCCCAAGTTTTTTCTTTTGCAGGTTTTGTTTTAGTAAGTTGCACCGCTTCAACTTCATTACTCAATTTAGTTTCAAACTCTTTTCTTAAAGCATTTAATTTAGTTTCAAATTGATTGCCAATTTCTAAAACCATTGCATTAAAATCTTCTTTTGATAACTGATAAAAGATTTCATTTGTAGTTTTTTCACTTTTAACTACAGGCGCACTCATAGGAGTTGCGGGATTCATCGGAGCTTCTTCTTCAACATCTGTAGTTTCTTCTTCTACAGTTGAAATTTCAGCAACTAAAGAGTTTGCAATTACAACAGCCATTCCACCTTCTAAAGTGTACTCGCCATCAGGAACTGGCAACTCCATACCATCAGGAGCGGTCATAGTCATAGGAGTTCCAACGGCAACAGTATCACCATCGAAATTAAACTCCATTGATCCATCCGCTAACTTTACGCTACCTAAGTTTACTTTTACATCCTTTGTTAAATTCAAAGATGCAAAGCCACTTTTAATAGCATCAACAATTTGTTCAATCATATTATTCTCAGTTTTTAAATTTACTTGTTCTAGGTCAAAAAATCCATCAATACTGAATCCTTTAACTTTTCCTGTTTTGACAAAATCATTCCAAATTTCATCGTTATCTATTTTCATAGATGCATACCATGTGCCGATTGGTTCATTCATTCCATACACTACAGATTTATCATTTACTAAATCTGTTTTAATCCAACTTTCAACAATCGTAACGCCTTTAATTTTACTATCAACATCATGCTCAATAGTTGAACTTGATTGATAACCCTTCTTAAAAAAGTTTTCGCTAGCTAATTTAATAGTCTGAGCAGGGAATACGATGTTAAATTCTTTTCCGTTTTGATTTCTATAAATAGGTTTCTCAGGAATCAATACAGCACCGCATACAATTCGTTGTTCATTATCAACGCTTTTAAGTTGGAATTGTTCTTCTTTACTCAAAGCTATAAACATTGATTCCATCGCAGGATCGTTTACTAAACTAATGCCATAAACACCTGTAGTTTCGCCTTCAATAAAATTCACTCGATATGTTTCCATTTCTGCATCCATATTATATAAACGAATTAATTTAAAAGTGTAATACTTTAGTTAAATGTTGCTGTATCTATTCGATTACGATCTAATGATTGGGCACTTGAAACATTGCCACTAACAACATACGCTTGTACAGGTTGCTGTTGCTGACCTGCTATTGTTTGTGCTAATTGATTGTTTGAATTTTGCCCTACTATATTAAAACTTGGTGCTGCTGCTGCACTTGCTCCGCCACCGCCACCGCTTGCTGAACCACCACCGCCACCACCGCCTGTAATAGATTGAGCTTGCCCTATGCCAGCTGCTATTATTGATGCTATTGAAGTGGCTGCTGTTAATTTAGTTAATACAGCACTTTTAGTTGTAGCACTAACTGCTAAAGGAAAAGCGGGGTTAGGTATACCAGGCGGCAAAACAGCAGGTATTGTTGCTAAATTAGCAGCACCTACAGCTAAAGCTTTAGAAGCATTTACAATAATATCGGCAATAGCTAATCCTTTTTGCACTGCCAAAATACTTAAAGCTACAGCTTTATTTTTACCTGCAAATTGTAATAATATATCTAAGCCAGTATTTAAAGCATCCCTTTTAGCTTGTTTAGTTGCTAAATCTACATCCTGTTCTTGTTTAGCCCAATATTGTACATCTTGTAATAAATTTTGGTTACTTTGATTTTCTAACTCAAATTTTTTATTATTATATTCTGCTGTTAATTGTAAAGTTGATTTTTTAGCTTCAGTTAAAACAGCTAATTCTTCTTCATATTCACGTTTTAACTTTTGCGCTGGGGTTTCTTTTTCTAATTCTCCTTGTTTTATTATTGCATTAGCTTTATCAATTATTTCTTTTTTCTTTTTTTCCCTGTCCTCTAAAACTTCTGTTATTTCTTTTGATGCGGCATTTATTTTTTCTAATTCTTCTTTTCTTTTATCTGCTACGCTTTTTTGATCATCCTTGTTATTTTTATCATCTTTTTTATTTTTCTCATTAGTATAACCATCCCTTTCATTTGTTAAATCTCTAATTGCATTTTGAGTTTCTTTTAAATTTGCTGCTCCTTCTGCTTTAGTTTTTTCGGGATCAAAAGCTAATTTAGTAATAAAATCAGTTGCTTGTGAGGCAAACTTCTCATCTATCTTTCCTTTGATTTCAATGCCTGGAATTTTATTAGCTAAATCAATTACTTTATTAATTGCAGCCGCAGCAGTTTCAAATAAAACTCTTTGTGGTATACTTACAAAATCTATAAAAGATTTTAACCTTTCGTAATTTCTTTGAGCTGCTTCTGCTTCTAATTTATTAGTTAATTCTAATCCTTTTACTCTTTTAATATTTGCATTAATGGCTTCTTGAGTTGCTTTTATTTTTATATCTAAAATTTGCTGCTCACTTTTACCTTGTAGTTTTAAGGTATTATCCATTGACTTTGCAGACTTTAAATTTTCATTTGCTATCTGTACATTTTTTTCTGCTAATTGGTTTAATCTTTTTTGTTCACTTGAAACTCCATTAACCGCCTCTTTAATATCATCCCAATATGCATATATAGCTCCTAAAGCAATAACCAATAAACCAATACCAGTAGCACCTATTGCATTTTTAATTCCTGCAAAAACACTTTTAGCTACTGCACCTAGTTGTTTGAAGCTATCTCTTGCTTCTCCTAATCCTTGAAGACCTTGAGCCAAAGCCATAGCACTTTGAACTTGTAAAAGTTGCTCTTGTAATTTTTTACTTTCAACACCAGCCAAACCTAAAGCACCTTGATAAGCAGCAAAGCCACTAGCCACACCTCCAATAGATGCACTTAACGCTTTAAACTTTGCATCAGGGTTAAATGCATCTGTTAAGTTTTTTGCATCGCCTATACGGTCTTTTAGTTCAGCAGCTTTTTTAGCAGCTTCAACCGCTTCCCTTGAAGTAGCACCAAATTTATCAGCTAATGTTTGAACATCCTGTTGCGCTTCCCTTAGCTGTCTTTTAAGGGATACAACATTATTTTCCGTATCCTTAATATCATCGTTAACTTTTAAGTTAATTATTTTTTCGACTGCCATATTCTTTTGATTTTATATTTTGCGCTTTTCCAATCTGTAGCTAATTCATTTTTGCCCTTTGCTAATTCTATAATTTCACTTTTACCTAGCCATTCTTCTTGCTGTAGTAAATCAATAATTAATTTTATCATAGTTGGTTTATATCAATGTTAAAATCCGTAGTTCCTATTGTTATTCTCAAATCCCCACTTCTTGCGCTGCCTGTATTAATAGGTAGTGAAACACGAATGTAATCACTTGCGTTACCCGTTGTTTTATTTACCGTTATCCAATTATTTAAAGGCGTTGCAGTCCAATTAGTATTAGCATCAATTTTAACCTCAAAATGTTCTTCACCTTTTGTTGCATTATATTCAGTTAAACTAACCCCATTAATTATATAAGATGTTATAGGTAAATGAATGCTATCAGCATCCACACTTAACAATTCACTATCTACAGTATAATCTGTTGAATCAACCCTTAATGAAATTGTATCATCGTAGCTATCAAATGGCGCACTAAAATCACTAAAGACTTCAATATCGCATTGGCTTGTAGTTAGATCAACTTTTAAAGATGAAATTTTATATTTCTTTTGCCCTATTATAAACCTATCATTTAAACCTAATCTTTGTAAAATTCTAATTGGCATTTTGCCCTTAACATTTAATACCCTTGTTTGCTTATTATATAGATCCTCAATGTATGTTTCCCAAAAGTTATAATATAAACTATTTGTTAAAGGCTGATAAAAATAAGTTGAATTATCATCCCCAAAATTTAAACTATTTGTAACCTGCTCAAGTGTTCTATTATCTTCGGTTGCTGTATGCCAAGTTGATGTAAAAGTTGCGTTTGTTGGGGATGCTGTTTTAATATAAATATTACCACCTGAATCAAAGCCATTTCTATAAAATACTAAAGGCGCTGTTTTAACAGGTGCATAAGATTTATCAATAGCAAATCCACATTGATAATCTGTTGTAACACTTGTTGAGCTATTAACTAACCTTTCAAACATCATATTTTCAAACTTAGATTCCATTTTAAGCTCATCACCTTGTATTTGAAAATCAGCTTTTAAATCGCCATAACCTATTTGATTATTATCAAAGTATTGTTTGCCTAAAATTGCCTCAGCTTTTTGGTATTTAAACTCAATAAACTTTTTAGCTTTTGTTTTATTAACCGTTATATCTTTTAAATCAATTAAATTAGAAATATCATAAGATTTCCCTTTAGAATACCAATTATCTAAAGTGTCAATATAGTAGTTTGAACTTGATGTTGATTTTAATATTAAGTTAAATTGTATTATTAAACTATTAAAGAAATCTTTTACTTTTATATTAGGTAATTGATCTGATATTTTAATTATTGCGTTTGCGGTTGTTTGTGCTGTAGTTCCGTTTAATCTAATTCCCCTATCGTATAAAAATAATGCAGAAATATATTCTATAAATGTTTGCGATGTAAAAGTTATGTTGCCTTCAATAGATGAAACTCTAATTGTAAAGTCATGGCTTGTAGAATCTTCGTTATTTTTTTTATCAAATAAAGTTATAAATACATTCCCTTTTAAATTTGTTTTTTCATAATACAAATCATTGCCTTTATATAAACCTACATTGTATAAATTTGTTGAAGTAGTAAAAATTTTTACTTTAATAGAAATCCTTCTATATCCACTGCTTTGTAATGTTTGTGTTGGGAAATAATCAAAATTAACTTTTATAATATTAGTAGCCAAATCATAAGGCAAAGGCACTCCAGTCCATGCAGCTGCATCTGGAGTTTCTTCAAAAACAGTAGTAGTAATAAAATCTAAAATCAAAGGTGTTGAGCTTGCTTTTATCCTATCAGCATCCCGATGCAACCACATAAACAAATTATAAAAAATAGAACGATCAAAGAAGTCCCTGCTAAATGTAATATTGTATTTTTGCTCAATAGCTTCAATAATTCTTATAAGTCTTAATGCAGGTTTAAAATCTTTGTAATCTATTGTATTAGTAGTATAATTTAAATCAAAATTATCACTTGTGCCATATCTTAAATATGTTTTTGCACTTATTAATGGATAGTAAACTTCACCACTATTTAAAGAAGATGTATTTAGACTATTAATAACCGTACTACTATATGGATGATCGTAAGTTGTTATATTTTGAAACAAATCTTTTAACTCATCTTCACCAAATTTATCAGATAACCCAACGCCAGCTCCAAAGAATGTAACTGAATAACTATTAGGAACTCCATTTTTTAACTTTGCTGAATCTAATTGTAATGATCCGTATCTAAATGGTGTTGAATTTACTTCAATATAGGCATCAACTCGGATGTTAGCATTGTAAGCGTTAGCTTGTGAATCATCACGCCTTAAAACATCGCCTGAATACCAATAATCAAACATTTTATTGTTAGTTGGTGAGCAGGGAATTGTAAAGTTTTGAGTGAAATCCGTTCTTACTTTAGATATATCGGTTAGATTTTTGATTTGTAGATTTATTTCAATCTTTTCATCCTTAAATAAGTCCAAAGCTATGTAACCATCCGCATCAAATCGCTTTAAATATAGGGTAACATCCATTAATACACTTGATTTATCTTGTTAAACGAATATTCAAAGTCCATTGTGTACTGAATTAGCTTGTCAAATAACCTCGTTTTGCGTTCAAATGATTTTTTATTTACGTTAACTGGCAAATATTGACCGTCATTTTCTAAATAAACGAACTCCGATAGCATCAATTCATCAAATAATACGTTGTAATACTCAGGTAAATAGTCAGTATTGCACGTTATTTTCTCTTTTGCATTAGGATTAAATGTTTTTTGCTGATGTGATTGTAAAGAATACTCACCAAATGTTGAAATTACAGGCATATATTCAGAACTTTCAACCTCAAATGATTGCTTATTTCTTAAATTAAACGGGATTGATTGCCATACGCCATACTTATTTTTAAAGAAACAATTATATAAAGGATATTTGCAGGCATCTTTAACAGTTATGTAATGATCTTCATTACCTGTTTCATAAGTAAACCTAACTAAAAAGAAGTCGCCTAAAGCTTCATCTTCTAAATAGCTATTCATATTGATATAAGAAACTAATTGATTGTTAAACTCAGGGTTTAATCCAAATGGTTGCGAAACGCCACCAATTTTAATAGTTTCTAATCCTTCGCTTATAAAGTAAATAGGATAATCCGAACCACGATATACAATATGGTTAGTAATGCTGCTTAATACGTTTGTTTGTAGATTAGGATTCATTAATTCTATATGATAACCAAAACCATCAACAGCATAAAAGTTTTTAATTTGTTGCCCTATATTGCTACCTAAATAAAAAGCGGTTAAAGTTGTTTCTAACCAAACTGAATCAAAAGCAGTTGAAGTATTTATACCAATACCAAATGTTGGTATATTTGATTTACAATAATCGTTTACAAATTTAGCAACTTCAAAATTTATCTTTGTTTGCCCTGCTTTTATAACCTGATTTGATAATGTAAATTGTGGCGTATTGGGTTTATCAACATCAAACTCGCCTCGATATATTCTCATTTCAATTTCAGCTGAATCAAATAAAACAGTTGGTTCAATAAATACGTTATAAGGGCTTCGAGATAAAATAATTTCATCCCGTGTTATTGTAGGTGTCGTAATATCTACATAAGTTAAATCAACATTTGTAGAAACTGAAACAGTTGAAACAGTTACATCGGATTTATTTATTAAAATATCAGCGCCATTTGCATCTAATATGACTGTGACATAACTATAAGGTTGGTAATAATTAAATAAAAAATTATATAGGTTTATAACTGTTTGCGCTTTTGTAGTTCCTATTGTAATTTTACCAGCAGTTAATACAGGCGCAAATTGAAACTGATAATTAGTTGCTGTTATAAACTCCGAAGGAATTGCTAAATTATAAGTAAATTGTTCACTTGTACTTTGTGTAAGCGCTTGTATTATAGTATTTGAAAGAGTAGTGTTATTAGATACTATTTCTACAAAAGCATTTGATTCGCCTGTTGTTGTTACATCAATTATTAATAAATTGTTTATTCTTAAATATGTTATTGCTCCATTTGAATTGTTAGCTTGTAAATTACTTACTAAATTATTAATTGTATCAATATTAGTTGCCCCTCGAATTGTATTTGTTAAATCGCTTGTTGAAGTAGTAAATGTTTTATTAATATTTTGAATTGTTGTATTATTTACTTTAACATTCAAATTAAATGCAGTTCCTAAACCTGTATTACCTGAAAATTGTAACGAATTTCTATATACATTGTTTTTAACTGGGTTATTATCTAACCTAACTTCTATTTTCTTTGCCATTATATATCTTTTAAACTAAATTCCATAAAATTCTCAACATCTAACCCATACGATTTAGCAACTTCATTAGGCAATTCTTTAAACGCCTGTTCAAATGGTTTGGTAAAAAACAAACTTGGCTTTATACCGTTGTAAAATATACCCCTTGCAATCGCCCATTTTAAACCCTCTCGACTTGTAAACCGTCCCTTTGCTGTTCTTGGGGCTAAACCTTTTTTAATCACCCATTTATCAAACGCTTTAGCAGGTGGCATTTTTGTTGTATATGAGTATTGTGTATTGTATTTTTTCTTAACCCCACTAACCCCTTTATCCTGATACAATCCGTATTTTTCCATTGTGAAATCTAAAGCAAAACTATTCGGCATAACTTTAGCAACGCCATCAATACTATTGCTTAGCTTCTTGCTCGAATCTTTATTCATCGATGCTAAATTTGCTTTTGACTTTGCAATCACAAACTCCTTAAATTCATCAAGTGTTTTTTGAGTTTCTTTTTTATTCATCGCATGGATCATAAGAATTAGTAATACTCAATTCAAGTTGAAAACTACAGCCATCTAACATATTTAAAAATTGTAGGGATATTGCCTCAGGGTTTGTTTGTGATGCAACTTCAATATCATTTGCATTTATATCGTTTAACGAATAAAATAACCTGTTTGAAATCGCAACCGCTTTGTTATAGTTGCTCAGCTCGTTATCATTTCGTAGCCATTTATCAGTTGATGTTATTTTTGAAGTGTCCCTAATGTTTAAAATATAAACATCAAATGTAAAGCTCATAACCCCCATTGCATAATTAGGATTGAAGCTTAAAAACTGAATATGTCCTAATGGATAATTTGTTTTTTTATCCATATCAATATCATTTGAAGTACCATGTGTTACTACATTAATATCAGGATCGGCAATTAACAACCCCTTTAGATAATTTATAACTGTATTAAATTCGTTATTCATGTTTTTTTAATTGTTTATTTTCTTCATTTGCTAAATCAATCTTAAATTCTAAATAAGTGAGAAATTGATGGATATTGGTTTGCGTTGCTCGTTTAAAATCAAAATAGTTTCCTCCAGCAACTGTGTAAATTGATTGATACCAGCCCCATTTTCCGCCAAATGTTTCTCCAATAAATCTGTCTCCGCTGTCGGTTGTTGTAAAAAGTCCCTCGTAGCTTTCAATAATTCGCTGTTTAAATTCGAAAAAAAAACCATCGAACTGAGTAACAATTCTAAAGGTAGTTTTAACATATTTTCACACGTATCATCTGAGCCCTTATAATCTTCTAATATATACTTACTACCTAATTTCTTTTTTATTGGTCTGTAAAGCACCGCCATTGCCCTATGATAGTTTTCAGGATCCGTAAAGTATTTATCCAAATCGATATATTCGCCAGCGCTTATATTATCAAAGTTAGGAATGCGCCCTAAGTCTTTGTAAATTTGTATATCCCTCGGCTCAGTATTTAGAACATCAACAATTTGCTGAGCGATTTCTTTCATATCCTTAATAGGAATTTTAAGCACATCTTCAACGCTTAAATCACAAAAGTTAGCTATAACAGAAACCATTATAACTTCATCATCTACTTCTTCAAGTTTAGTAATGCGGTTGTATTTAATAAACTGTTCGATAGTTACATCTTCTAAGGATGTTGGTATAAGTATCTTCATAATATATAAACGAAATTAATCAAAATTGTAACGCCCAAAATTAGGCTTGCCGATTAAATCCCAAACGGCATAAGCTAAAGCATCTAATAAATGGTTATAATCATCAATAGGGGTTTGGCTTTTAGAATCGTGCCAAACGTAGTTATTTAGTTCCTTAACTAAGTTAGTTGAATTAGGATCTATTATTAATTCATAATCTTGTACTAAAGCAATCCGTTCAATTATTGTAGGTTTTTTAATACCCTTAATATTTAAACCCCTGCTTTGTAATTCAGATATTAAACGGGGCTCAGCACTATCAGCAATTATAAGATTATTGGCACCGCAATACCTAAAGTTATCATCGTAGATTTGTGATGTTGTTAAACCTGTTTTATAAAGCAATTCTTTGCAATAGATTTGTTTGCGGTCTTTGTCAACAGAAACCTGAATCAAAGTTGTTGGATCAATACTAAATCCAAAATCTTGTCCGTAAACAGATTTGTTTACTTCTTTAAATTCATCAATTCGCCAGTTAGTAAATACAACGCCCTCAGCTTTGTTTAACCAACCGCCTAATATTTGATGTTTGTATTTTGTAGGGTTGTTTACTTTAATACGTTCAACCTCGTTTATAAAAGATTGATCTAGGTTATTTATGTTATCTAAGTAGGTAGTATGAATATAAGTAACATCTTCTTTAATGCCGTTAAATCCTTCTTGTATGCCCCTATCTTCAAAGAAGCGTTTATATATCCAATGTTCTTTTGTTGCAGGGTTAAGAATTAATATAACTCGATTTTGTTTGCCCTTTTGCCTAATTGATAAATTGATTTTATCAAAGACTGTTTCATCTGTTAATTCTTCAGCTTCATCAACAATCCAGGTTGTAATACCTTGCAGGGATTTTAAGTTAGCCGTTTGATCGCCTGAGCTTGTTCTAATGCCACGAAATATAATATCGGTGTTGGATGTTTTATTTTTAATTTCTGTTTTGTTAACCTCAAAAAATGGCTCGGCATTCATAAGCTCAATCTTTTCTTGAAATTCAGGAATGATTGACAAATGTGCCGAAGTCATTGTTTGTCTTGTAAAAAGTATTTTATGATCGGGCTCAAAAGATAATCCACAAAGATAGGATGCAACCCCGAATGATTTAGAAGATCCACGCCCACCTGTTACAATGTAGTAACGTGTTTCGTTATTTACTAAAGGATAGTATTTAGGGTTTAATATTATCAAATTTCAATACTTCTTTTAAATCAAAGTTATTTATATTTACGTTTGAATTAACATTTTGTTCGGGTTTGCCACATCCATATTCAATTAAAATTTTAGATGCTGCAATTCGATCTTTAGAATTTTCATCGGGGTTAATCATTATTTCAGCTATTGTTGTAAAAGCATTTTCTACATGCGGGCTTGCTAAATCAATAGCTTTTAATTCATCCCTTTGCGATGGTCTCCCAGCTTTACCTGCCGTGCTATGCCCCCCATTGTTTGACCTGTTATCCATAATTAATAAAATTTAATTAATTAATTTTTTAACTATCATATTCAGCTAATTTATTTAATTTTTTTAATATGGCTTTTTTAACCCCACCGTTAAAGCTTTCATCTGTAACATCAGCATTGAACGCCTCGTTATAAACTTGCAGCGGGTTGCTTTCAATTAGTTCTTTTTGTGCTTCAGTTAATACTGTAGGTCTGTTAAATGGAAAATGTACGTTAAGCCATTGCTTTCTATTCTCACATCCTTTGCACTTCTTAATTTGGATTACTTCGGTAATTGATTCAACAATATCCCCGAGTCCTTTAGCTTTTCTTTTAGTTTTAGTTTGCATTGTGTTATAGTTCTTATTGATATACCACTATCCCGACTAAATTTTCTTAAGCCATCGTCAGTTGAATGGTAAATTATTATTTGTTCATGGCTTCTTAAGTTGTCAAATTCTATATTTAACCTTTCGTAAAAGTCGTTTATGCTGTTTAGTTGATCCCAATCTAACAATTCAGCTATTAAATTAAAGTCAAAATCGTTAAAATCAACACAATCAATTCTATTTTTTATCGTTTTTTGCTTCTTTGAATCGTTGTAAAGTGATTTTAAAGTGAAGTAAACATAGCTATTATTAATTTCTTTGTCAATTTTATGCAGTTTTAAGTACATATTCTGCACCATATCTTTAGCAGTGTCCCTATCTTTAGATATATCGTATGCCATTTTTAGCCAAAGCGTATTGTTTTTAGCTAATATTTCTAACATTTAAAGCAAATTATTATATCCATCTTTAAATTTAATCACACGTTCACATTCCATTTGTAAACCTATGCTGTAAACAAGTTCGTAAATTGATCCACCAATTACTATGCAATAGTGAAATCCATCCTTTGATCTGTAGCCAGCTTGTATATCCATAGCAACAAAGTGAAAGTCTACATAATCTGTATCTTCTTCATCATCGCCATATATCAATAATCGTGCAATCATTCTACAAAGTTATAAATAATAAATATGGATATGTTAAATTTATGTTAAAATTTAATTTATTGTTGCTTAATTAATTTATTGGCGTATATTTGACAAATATTAATAACAAAAACAAATATTATGAAAAAAGATTTAACATTAGAATTATTAGAATCAGGTTTAAACTTAGATTCATTCTTTAACATTTCAATCAATCATTCAACAGTTAGAATGATAGGCGATTTCAATACTGAATTATTAGAACAAATTACAGCTTTAGGGTTTAAACGAGCTTATATTTTATACGATGATACTCGTGTTGATATGATCGAATTTAAAAAAGCTAATTTACAAATCGTTTTAAGCATTTAATTATGAAAACATTTTTAAAACCCCGCAATCAATATACTTTTATAATAGTAGTAATTTTATACATAACCCTTCAATTTTTAAGATAATGAAAAAAAACATTAGAAATGCAGGTCGAAAAAGATTGTTTAAACCTGATGTGCTAACCGCTGAAATTAGAATGATAGTTCCTTCAGCAACTAAAATAGAAATAATTGAATTTATAAACGATAAAAAAAAGCCCTACTTATGGAAAATAGAATTATAGATCATCTTATAACTAATGTTAAGTTATATACTGGCAAAGATTTAGAAACTGTTGGGTTAGAATCTGAGTATGAAAATTACAAAGTTAGCTTTTACGGTCTTAAAGAAAATAATTATAAGTTAGTTGTTGAAGATTTTGGATTGTCAATTAATAAAAAATGGCGACAATACTATCCAACTGAAATGCAAACTGAGCTAATGCAAACTAAATTAATAAAAGCTGTTAGCGAATTGCAAGATGAATGCTTAGAAGATAATTCAACGGATGAAGGCATAGAAGATTTGCACGAATATTTTGGAGTTAAACGATCTAATTTTTATTAATATAAACTATTTAAAACAAACAAAAATGAAAAAAGCACAAATATTTAATAACCATTTTCAAAACTTTAAAACTTATGCAATCCCTAAAGCGCAGTTAATTATAGCAGATATACCCTATAATTTAGGCAACAACGCTTATGCTTCAAATCCAGCTTGGTATAAAGATGGGGACAACTCAAATGGTGAAAGTGAATTAGCTGGCAAAAGTTTTTTTGATACTGATGAAGAGTTTAGACCTGCTGAATTTATGCACTTTTGTAGCACAATGTTAAAATCTGAAACAAAAAAAATAAAAGTAGAAGGCGAAGCAAGACAAAAAGGTGATGCGCCTTGTATGATTGTTTTTTGTGCTTTTGATCAACAAATGTATTTAATTGAATTAGCTAAAAGATATGGCTTAAATAATTATATAAATTTAATATTTCGTAAAAACTTTAGCGCCCAAGTTTTAAAAGCTAATATGAAAGTTGTAGGTAATTGTGAATATGGTTTAATTTTTTATAGAGACAAATTACCAAAATTTAATAATAAAGGTAAAATGGTTTTTAATTGTTTAGATTGGGAACGTGATGATGCTGATGTTGAAAAATTACATCCAACACAAAAACCATTAAAACTATTAACTAAATTAATTGAAATATTTACAGACGAAGGTGATGTAGTTATTGATCCTTGTGCTGGTAGCGGAAGCACTTTAATAGCAGGTCAAAAATTAAAGCGTAAATGCTTCGGATTTGAAATTAAAAAATCATTTCATAAAGCTGCTGAAAATTGGATTGATGAAGAACATCAAAAACTTTCAGATATTGAAGAATTTGGATTTGCAAAAAGATTAATAGAAAAAACAGAAGCAACATTATTTTAATTACTATGAAACTAACTAAAGAACAAAAGCAATTTATTCAAGATGAATTTATCAGCGGGTTAAAAGCGCTTGTATTTATCCTATCAATTTCAATAATCGGAATCTTAATTTATTTAAACTTATGAAAACAATTAAAGAACTAAAAAAAGAGTACAAATGGATGGCTAAAAATGGAATCGATTTAAGCGGTTATAACGTAGATTATTTTATTAAGCAACCCAATACGACACAAAGAAGTTTTAAATCAAATCCAACTGCTGTAAAGAACCTACATAACTACAAATTTAAATTTAACAGGGATATTGATTCAGGGATTTTAGCATTATATGAACGAATAGAATTTTTAAAATTTGTAAAGCTATGAAAATTATAATACAAACAAAATTTGAAACTTACACAACTGAATTTACTAATGTAGATGTAAGTATGGAGCAAATTACAAAAGCATTAACAGGTATGTTATTAAGTTACGGTTGGGATATTGAAACTATAAAAGAACATATAAAAACAGAAGAAGATTCATTTAATGAACCAGGAGAATTATGAAATACATATTAATATTATTTGCATACGAATTTATAAGGTCAAAATTGATTTGGTTATGGTATTATTTAATTAAAAAAGGTGAATAATGAAAGTTTATAAAACAATAAACCAAAACAAAGCTGATATTGAAATTGGATATAAACAACCTGATCTTAATAACGCAAAAGAACGAGCTGCAAACTATATGCGCTTAAAAAGTGGTTACGATCAAAGATTTAATTATAAGCCATCAAAAATTATAGCGCTTGAATTATATTTTATATTTAGTTATGGCGTTTCAGTTGGTGCCGTTGCCTATCAATTAGGAATGAATAAAGCTCAACTAAATAGAATAGTAGATGAATGGCATAATAATAATGGTTTTTTAATAGTAGAATCAAAAATAAATTTGGATATTAAAAAATAAGTAGTATATTTGCTTAACAATATCGGTCAGGATATTTAAAAAAACATTAATAGTTCCTGACTTTGCCTGTACTGACCTACAGGATTTAAGTCAGGGATTTTTTATTTAACAATATGAAAAATACATTTTTAGAATTTTGCAGGGAAACAATCGGATATACATTCCATAGCAAAAAAACAGGTTATCAAGTTTACAAATTTGAGCTTTATTGGAGCGGATTAACTCCAAAAGAATGCTTTGAAAAATTTGACACAAAAGTAATTGAATTTAAATACATTTTTTAAGATGAAAAATATCGCAACAGCTTTATTAAAAGCACAAACAGAAATGAGCAATCCAAAAAAGGATGCAACTAACCCATTTTTTAGAACAAAATACGCTGATTTAAACTCAGTTCGTGAAGCGGTTATACCAATTCTTAACAATAATGGAATCGTTGTTTTACAGCCAATTAAAAACATTGATGGTAAGAACTTTGTATGTACAATGTTATTACACGAAACAGGCGAAATGCTGGAAAGCTTTATAGAAATAGTTTATAACAAATCAAATGATGCGCAAGCTCAGGGATCAGGGATAACATACGCACGTAGATACGGTTTACAATCGTTTGTTTGCGTTGGTGCCGATGATGATGATGGTAACAAAGCTGTAGATCCTAACACTTTAAAGTTAAAAGCTTGCAAAACTTTAGATGAACTTTCAAAGGTTTTTAAATCAATAGCAAATCCTTCAAAAGAAATAACTGCATTAACTGTTGAACTTAAATCAAAACTATCATAATGGGAAAATCAGCAAACATATTTTTACAATTAAAAGAAGATGAAATGCTACAAATGTATGATTCAACTTTTACAAAAAAAGAAGCTATATTAACAGGCAAACGAATGGTTGATAATGTAATTGAAAATGGCTTAGTAGGTAAGCATGAATTTATGACTACACTTGTACGGTTAAAAAACGTAATTGATGCTGCCGAAAGTGAAATGCGTAATTTATTGCCATGTGAAAAAGTAACTATTAACGGGGTTGAATTTAACCCTGTTGATGGTGGCAATACAATCAATTATGCTGATGATGAAATATACGCTACTTTAAAAGCCGATTTAGATGCTAGGGTTGAATTGCTTAAGTTAGCACAAAAACAAACTATAATTGATGCTTATGGTAACGATGTGCCAAAAGTTTCAACAACGCCAAGAAAATCATCGATAACAATTAAATTTTAATATTATGGAAATTACAGGATCAGTTAAATTAATCGGGCA